AAACACTTTCGTGTTTACTGAATCTATTATACGTTAAGTTCTTTTAATATCTTAAAGGTTTCGAATGACTTAATACCCTCTATGTCATCACCATAAGTATAGTTAGAGAACCTAACGTCTTTACCTTCTTTCATACGCTTTAACTCAACAAATTTACGTATGCCCAGGTCGCTAGTTTTAAGTTTATATTTATCAAGGGACCAAACATATTTGACAAAATCCTTGAAAAGGGGATGGTGTTTACAATTCTCCAAAATAGAGATGGTGCGTATAGCAAAATAATCTGCACCTGAAATATCCTCCTTAGAAATATCGTCGAATGATTCCATATGTACTATTCTATTTAAAGCTCTGTAAGTAGAATATACGCCGCCAATAATTCCGTCCGGCAAACGGTAGTCAGGATGGTAGAGAAATTGAAGGTATGTGCAGTAGTCTCTTGACACATCAGACTTATCCTCATTAATTTTAAGGCCACAATTTCGAAATGCTTCAAAAACGACATCAGGATCTGACGTAGAACTAATGCTATCGTCACCTTGCAGTTGAAGATCGTCCATAGAAACGCATTTACACGAATCGAAAATGGCAAGTTGTGAGATTGAGCCTACTTCATTCGTAAAAGTAGATCCAGAAGGTATCCCGTGGGATCCGGAAAGTATTCCATCTGGTGTGACGATGGGTATAGTGTTGAACCTGTCAAAACAGATATCTATCTCCTCTCTAAACTGCGATTGAAAGAGATTCTTTATAGCCGAAAAGGACCTATTCTGCAAGAACCTTTTATTATCATCGTCATAGCCAGATACGTCACCCGAAACTAGTATCTGACCGCGCTCTTTATTATTCGACATTAATTTATTAACACTTAAGTCAAGTGCACTTGGTGTACGTAGAGCAGCTCGGTACGGTTGTTTGACTTGGTGCGAGAGTAGTGGTCTGTAGAAACGCATCTCAAACAGAGTGTCAGCAATTGGATATCCCCAAACATCTCTGGTCTTCCCACCCTCCTGTGTTCGAGTAAATAACACAGCTGGATATTTACCATATAAATTGGTAAAATCCGAAATAACCTGATCCTTCACCTTACTCTTCCTCATCATAAACGGTAATCCTGAATTAGTTGAATTTTTCAGGTAGTCCAGCGCATTTTCTATGGATAATGCTCGCAGTCTACCAGGTATACCAAGATTTGGAACTAAAATTTGTTCATATTCACCACCCGTTCCAAATGATGAATATAGCTTCTCTCGCCTTTCCGACCATGGTTTTGCTATAGACCTAGGCCCGTATTTGGATCGGTTCGACATCTCTATCTTTTCGAGTACACTATTAATTTTCGACTTTCCTTGTTCATAAATATTATCCCAGCCAGATAATATTTCAGAAGGAGTAACATTATTAGTTATAGGACTAAGATAGTTATCCGATCTGCCCTTTACAATTGAGTCTAGTAAACGGATTAGATTAGCTTTAGATTGTAAATTACCATTAGTGAGTTCATCAAAGTCTAAGCGGTATACGTTAAGTTGTGCGTTAAGATTGCTTTTAGATGAGTCGGGACCCGTCAGTAGGGAGGTTTTGCCGAAACCTCTACGATTAGAAAACGAATGCGGACTTTGTATAATCATTTATTGGATATAAGAAA